CAGCGCTCGTAGGTTTCCCTAGAAGCTTCGGCATTTACATCTCGCAGTGGTCCGCAATTCCCATGAGGAATATGCGGCGCAAGACTGGCCGTGAATATTATTTTCGCGGTCCTAGGGTTACTTGGGGGAGACTTCCCCCAAGTGCACGAACCCTTTACAAGGGATTCGTTGCTCTGTGGGTCTCCACAGGGCTCGGCGGAACTGCCAACGAATTCCAGTCCACCTCTATGGTACGGTTCTTAGACCGTGCCATCACGACTCTGTTTTACCACAGAGTCAGCTATATCATGGATCTTAAATCGATCTGTGATAGAGCCGTTACCTCTTGGATAAACCAGGAGGAATTTCCTGAGCGTCTGCTTGGGAAGCTATTCCCGCGGGAATTCCGTGGGATCGTCCGGGCGAAGTTTCGCCGGGATCCATCGCTTATTTACATAATAAGCGCCTTGAAGAGGGCTTTGCCGCCCCCTCACCCCGGTGACGCTATAGTCACCGAAACAATGGTCTCGTTTTACGACACCATTGGCACGCCTTGCGAGGCGATGCCAGTCACAACCAGGAATAAATTTAGATCCTGGTTGGCATCTGGGCACTTTAACAGTGTCCGCCGTTCGGTTGGACAACCGAACTTTATCTCCGGTTCTTCGTGTATCGGAGCGACGCGGTCCGAAGGCGGCCGCACCAATCTCGTACGAGAGTTGTTCTCGTCCGAACATATACGTCGGGAGTATTTTACTGCCCAACGTCTTGAGTACAGGAAGGCGAAGACCTATCCTGAACAACAACTACATACGGCGAACCGTATGTTTAATAAGATATGTAAAAAGTATCTTCATCCAGAGCCTGTCAATGAGACGGAGGCTCTGCCTATACTCGAATTCGGGTATAAAGTCCGGGTAGTGACTAAATCACTGCCTGTTAACGTGGCGATTGCCCACGAGACTCGGGAACGACTTTATGCCGTTCTCTACAAGATTCCGGAGTGCCGTGAATCTGTATTGGGGATCGAGGATCCGATTCCCATCGATGTGCGTAAAAATTATTACGTCATCTCCAGTGACCTTTCAAAGGCCACTGATACTCTGTCGCACGAAGCGATAGATATTATGTGCGAGGAACTCGCACTACCGAAACAAGACTTCTTAAATGAAGGCTGGTTTCGGGGTACACCTATGGGTATGCCCCCTTCTTGGTCAGTTTTATCACTGATCCATTATTATGTCGCGATTAAGAGTCGCGGCAGCGCGCCTGGTCCTTTTAGGATTAAAGGCGACGACCTGATAGCCTATTGGACTTTAGGTCAATTCCGTACATACCAAAGGTATTGTACGTATTTCGGGCTTGTCATCAAGCCCTCTTCGACTTATATAAATAAGTCTCGTGGGACGTATTGCCAACGTCCTTACATGGTTATCCGTGATAACCTCACACCACTAGACGGTTTTGTTACGTTTAGGGGTCTTGTTCGAACAGAGTTCGAACTGAAGAACGGCGACGTAGAGTCGTTGTTCGGAGCTTACTTTCATAAGCTCCTTTCATCTGGAGTCCCTGAGGATATCGTCCTCAAACTTCAGTCGATATTCGCGTACGATACAATCGTACGTGCTCGACGGGCCGGTTTGGACCCGTATATGCCAGTCGTTTTCGGCGGGCTCGGACTCGTTCCGATTAAGGATCGACGTCCCCGGTTGCGCGACCAAAAGGTCGTTCAATGGTTGAACAATCATGGAGAATCCATGGTTGGTTTGGCGCTTAGCTGTTTCCCGGAAGGGTCAGCTGGGCGCAATCTCGGTCATTATATTAATACCGAGTACCCTCTCGTCTACGGATTTGAGGGCCAGACGAATCTTCGCCATTGTGAAGATACGTTTACCCCAGGTCTCTGGGGTTTGCACGCGGCTCACGCCACGGCTCCACCCGGGCAGGTTAAAATGTCCAGGGTCATACGGCAATTATCTCGCCGTAAGAAGCGTATGATCCGTTCGATCGGTCATACGAATTTTGTCCGTAGAAACTACGGGCAAATGTACGAACTGGCCGAGCGCTATCGGCCGTTCGAGGGGGCGTATCACATGATACGCTCTTTGCATAAGGGGCATTTTAGTCCTCTTACGTCCGTTCATCCCGGTATTTACCGGAATGCAGCGGGGGAGATAGCTCCTCCGTATATGAACAAGCTCATTAATAAAGAGCTTGTTATGATCGATGTCGCTAGACTCGATCGTAAGTTAGCCCCGCTTTGGCGGGTTTAGAGGGGTTCTGTACCCCTTCGTTGACCGTTAAATCGGTCTGCATCGGTGCACTTTCGTGCATCGTTTCAAAACTCTATTAAAAGTCTTGCTGTCAGGTCCCTGGGTGTAAGACCTGTGTCCGTCCGGGCACGGCGAAGAACGCGAGGTTCCTGGCCAGCTCACCCGAATGAAAGAACACGGAATTAACCGTGTTGCC